ACCAACGAAGTAGCGTTGTTCGAATCTACGGACGAAACGGCTTACATAGGACTTGCAGACAGCACTGGCTCTGTTCAATTTATTACTTATTCAAGTGGTGCCTTGAGGATTGCTACAGGTGGAGCTGCTGGGGGAGGGAGTGTTGGAACATCTGCATTGTTTATAGACCAAAGCCAAGACGTTGGCATTGGAGATGATACACCTAGCTACAAGCTGGACGTAAATGGCACTGGTAGATTTGTTGGTCAGCTAACGCTTGACGACGAGGTACTTCATAATATCAGCGGAACACAGACACGTCTTCCGGGATATTATGCTGGCACTTACGGCCTTGAAATAGAGCAGACTGCTCAAGGTTCAACTATTCACATTGGAAGAAGTAACGGCAACTGCATGAACATTGGAGCAGACGCTCCTGCCAGTCCTACTCAACTAGCTGTTGTTTATTTTAGGGATACAAGTACCGGAATCGGTTCTTCTCCGCAGGCTTCAAATCCTGTAGGAAATATTAGCATTACCGACAGTACCATTCACTTTAACAGTACATCTGATTATAGATTAAAGGAAAACGAGGTAGACATTACAGATGGTATTGATCGCCTAAAAGAACTTAAGCCTTATAGGTTTAATTTTACACGGAACCCAAGCAAAGTAGTAGATGGGTTCTTTGCACATGAAGTGAGTTCAGTGGTTCCAGAGTCTATCAGCGGTGAGAAAGACCAAGTAGACGATGAAGGAAACCCAGTATATCAAGGCATTGACCAATCTAAACTAGTACCACTCCTGACCGCAGCATTGCAAGAAGCTGTAGCTAAGATCGAGGCTTTGGAAGCTAGAGTGCAGACGCTAGAGGGATAAAGTAATGAGTAAACCAGTCATAGATCCCACCATGGAAAATAGGGATGCGGAGTTCGATCGTTTCTTGGAATACAATATGACTCCAGAAACGGAAAGGTATCTGGATTCGTTTGGATTAGATGCAAGAACGTATTTTGATGAGTATTATGATTCCGCTAAAGACTTGCCTAGTGCTGATTTCCTTTCCATGGACCAAATAAAAACACCTGATTATATCTATGATTACTTAAATGAAACAGACGATTTGATAGACTATTCTCAACTAGAAGAAGACATTAGCACTGGTACAGACGATAGCTTATTGATCGGAGATGTAGGTGCCACTGGGTACTCCGTAACTGATGACACACCCGACTATTCTAGCGGACGAACAATTGATAAATCAGCAGAAGATGCGGCGGACGATCGTGTAAATACAACACCCAGTGGAAACTCCAGAACTAACCCCGGAGGTCCAAGAACCACTGTTCCAGGATTTCCCAACACCTCAATAGGGGTAGGAACCATTTTAACAGGTGGTGCAGCATTATCAATTAGCAACAGCGACGACGACGAAACTACAGTACCACTACCTTTACCAAGAGACGACGACATGAACGATCAAACCACAACAGATACACCAACATACACTTTAGACCCCATGGGTCGCATCATACCGTCTTCTATGGCTGAAGGGGGGACACTCCAAGAACTTGGCGAATTTGGAGATGCATATAGTGCAAACATTCCAGGCTTCGTCCAACAGATGGCAGGTGTCACTGGTGCTGGTCAAACCGCATACGCCCAAGAAGTATTGGGTATGGAAGGCGACGATATTGGAGCTTTCGATATTGCTAGGGAAACATCAAGACAGCAGCGAGGTGCATTGGGCGATGTCTTTGGACTAGGTCCAGATGCGACATATGCAGATATTGCCGCTGCTGGAACAGCCCCCATGCAAGGACTAAGCCAAGTGAGACAGACAGTGCTTCCAGGGCTACAGAGTGCCTTCCAAACCTCACAGGAACGCCTAGAACAGGGTTTGACTGGCCGCGAGAGGCAACAGGTGGAACAAGCCACAAGAGCCAGATTTGGTGCATTAGGCAGAGGAACTGATACAGCCGCCCTTGCCACAGAGATAGGGGACATCATGCAGGAAGAACGTGGCCTCTACTCCCAGAACTTGCAGGATTTACTAGGGATTGGTCAGACCACTTCCAACATTGGACAACAGGAAGCATACGCTATGTCTCCATTCACTCAAGCTGCTATTGGATCTGCGGATCTTGGACCGGGGCTGGCATTGGCTGGAGATATTGGAAGACAAGCTGCTGCGGGGACACCTAGCCCAACAGACATCTTTGGACTGGAAGCTGGTGAACGCCAATTTAGCTTAAATCAACAAGCCTTGCAACAGATGGCAGAAGCTGGTAGGTTGGATCTAATTTCCCAAGGGATTGGAACCGCAGCTAGTGGGTTCCGGGGCGGACCATATGCTGGACTACAAGGACAGCCAACTTATACCACAGGAACATATACTGGCCAGCCGATGCCATCTCAATTCAACCAATACAGCTTTCCAATTGGAGGATAATAACTATGGCTACATTTTCAGGAAGAAACTCGCCAACGGCACTCGCCGCATTGGCACCATCTATTAACAACCTAGCCGCTGCAAAGAGGGCTAAATCTCAGGCTGCTGCTGGTCTTATGAACACCTTGGGTGTTCAGTTTGAAAAGCAGAAACAGCAAACCGCCAAGAGGGAGCAGAACGAAGCCGCACAGCAAGTGGCCGAGAAGCTGTTGCAAGATCCTGCATTCCGCCGACAAGCTCCCGGAATCACAGATTCCGCCTCTCTGGTAAAGCTGGTGGGTGCAGAGAATGTCATTGGATATGGGATGAAAACCCAAGAAGCCGATCGTGTTGCACAGCAGTCGGCAGCTAATATTGGATTGATTAAAAAACAAATCGAGCAGTATGATGTAGATGCCAAACAACGAGAAGCGGATGAAGCCTCCAGTAAAGCATTTGCAGAATTGGTTGGTAATATTTATGGATCTGATGAGTTTACCCAAGAAGATCTAAAGGCGGGGTTGCAAAACTTAAGTTCCGCTGATGCACTTAAAGCCGTAGGTATATACAATCAGAACAATCCAGAAAACGTCCTTCAAATAATAGAAAAAGACGGAAGGAAAGTGTTGTATAACAGCGTTACGGGACGCATGGAGTTCATGGATGAGGGTACAGGATCGGAGTTGCCAGAGGCTTATACTAAGGGGTTGGCGTTGATCAAGGAGCAGTTTGCAGAGGGTACGCCTGAATACGAACGGGCTGTTCAGAATTTGACCGACCGCACATTGGGCTATGATGTTACATTGGGTGAAACTGCTTTTGGCGGACAGCCTGCTGCTGGAGGTGCTGCTGGAGGTGATGTATTGGATGCTTCGCCAGAAGCAGTATCATTCTTTCAGCAAATTCCAGAAGACCGAGTAACGGATGTTTTTCTCAAAGATGGCCAGACCACGCCTGAGTTTGATCAATATCTATCTAAATTATCCGAAGCTGGTGTGTCCGATGACATCATCAGTGGTGTAAAAACCATAGTTGAGCAACGTGCCGAAGAGGACCGGATGGGCAGATTTGCCCGAGGTGATTTTGGAGAAAAAAAACCTGGGTTTTTAAAATCCTTACTTCCGGGAGAGTTTAGTATTAACGAAGCTGCATTAGAACTATTGAGACGCAGCCCAGAACTATTGAGAAGCAGCCCACTTCCGGGAATCAGACCGAAAGTCCCAGCAGAGCGACCCATTCCACAATCTAGTGCTATTCAGGAAAGTCCAATACCTACCCCCGCTACCAGTCTTAGTGCTGCTCCAACAACTCCTCCAGACCCACGCTTGCTATCCATTCAACAAGCTAGGGCCATTCAGGAAAGTCCAATATCTGCTCCCACTACCAGTCGTAGTACACAGGAAATCATTGGAGAAGCTAGAGCCATTCAGGGACTTCCAAGTGAAGTGCAGCTTCAGGATCGTGCGCTTAAACAAAGACAAGATGCTTTTGAAAATGCCAAGGAACTAGCTCGCCAAGAACTCGCAAAGAAACTCAGCGGTCCGGACAGGGACAAGGTTTTAAAAGAATTGGAGGATGCAAGGATTGATGAAATAATGTCCCTCAAGGGGAAGTCAGCACAAACCAAGACACAGAAAAAGGTTCGTGAAGCTTTGTTGAAAATTCTTCGAGGACCTGAATTTATTAGGCAATATGGAATAGATGAGTTGCCGGGTAAACTTTTAGATATTATACCTGACATTCGGACTAAGCGTGAACGTGAAAGACTTGAGCGTCTCGAAAAGCAGCAATCCAAATAGAATAGTATGGCAAGATTACCAGCAGCCTACCAACCCCAAGAGGAACTTGATAGGAGACAACAGGCAGGTACCGGGTTACCCGGTATGCCAATAGAAACGGGTCCAGGTGCTGGCAGAATTGCTGGCAGTATGGCCGTTGATGTCCTCGGTGGCGGTGTTTCAGCCGCTGCTGGGTATGCCTTGGCTCCTGCGACATTTGGCCTATCCATCCCCGTATTGGCGATCGGTGGAGGTATGGCTTCCAGTTATGCCGCCCAGAAGATAGAGGGTGATGGGTTTTCCGTTGGACGCATGATTGCGTCTGGACTACTCAACCTAATACCTGGTGCAGGTAAACTAGCTGCTACCACCACAGGCAAGATAGCAGGTCGTGAGCTTGGCAGATTTGCCCGTAAGGAAGCAATCCGAGGTGGTGGTATAGCCATGGGCGAAAAGGCCGTACAGACGGCCATAGACGAGCAGAGATTTCCAACGTTTGAGGAGTTTGCTGCCAGTGGTGCTATGGGTACTGCATTCGGTGGTGTTGTAGGTACAGGTATTGGTGTGGCTGCACAGAAGGGTTTGTTTAATAAGATAGGAGGACTCACTCCAAATCAACTAAACTCAAAACTTCAAAATCCCAAAGATGCTGAAGAGATTAAGGATGGTATCATGGAACTCGGCCAGCCGGACAAAACCGACGTGTTCAAGGAGACCATTGGTACTCGAAGGCAATTTTTTACAGATGGTTTGGCAGAACGTATCAATACCACCAAGCTCCCTATCAGCAACCAAGTGTATGGTGCCATTGCTCAAGATTTGACCAACGCCCCGACGCCAGGAGATGCAAAACTAGCTTTGGATAGATTTATCAATGCGGCATCAAAGAAACGTAACAGTGATGTTGATGAAAGAATTAGGGATGGCATGGAAGGCGGAGTGGTTTATCCAGACCCCCGATCAATAAATGCATTGGGAGGCGTGAAGGTATTTGATGATGCTAAAGGGCCATTAGCCCAATCATTTAGAAAACGAATATTGGGTGACTACAATGAACTGGATAGTCAGTGGAAACAGAAAAACGAAGCCGAGATAAAGTCCTTAATAGAACGTACTATCGAAACTGATGACGCAAATGATTTGGCTAGGGTAGCAGTAAACATCGATAAGGTAAACGTAGAGCCAACTCCCTTGGCCAAGGCTGGGTCCAAGGTAGCTCGTTTCTTAATTCCCTCCAAAAAACTTAGAGACACTCTAATAAGACTTGGTACAAAGTTTAAACAGGGTGTACTTCCTTCCAGAAACATAGGCAGAGGATTGGCTGATGTTCTGTCGGAGATCAAACTATTGACTCGTTCATCCGACAAAATTGCATTGACCGCAGAAAGTGCTGTTAATCGAGCGATTAAAAAAGCAACACTCACTCCAACCCAACGCATGGAATATGCGAATAACATCGATCGTTTCTTGAGTGGGAAGGCATCACTAGATGTCTTACCTCCCAAAATAAGGGAAGAGGTGGGTGAAGAACTACAGATGTATCGGGCCGAATTGGAGCGATTGCAGTATAAGCTCATCTCCTATCTTGGAGGTGATATAGGCGATGGATTAGACAAAGATCTCAGGAACCAGGTCATCACTGTTATCAAGAAGAGTATTGATGACAAAAACTTCGTCACTCGGTCATTTAGGTTTTATGCCGATAAGAGATATTCTCCAAGCGATGAGCTAAAGCAGAAAGCGATCGACGGCGAGACACGCAGGATATCCAAGCAAATAGCAAAAAGGGAAAACCTTGATGCTAATGATAGTGCAGTGTTGGTAAGGGCCAGAGAGCAAGCCACACAGGAGATGGCCCAAAGGGAGAAGTATAGTGCGAAGGCTATGCAGGATGACCCTAGTCTGGCCCAAGAACGTGCAGCCGACAAACAGGAAATAAAATTTCAAGCACAAGGAATACTGGAAGGCCGTGGCAATATTAGCGATGAGCTTAGCGAATATCTTGGTGAAATAACTGATCCCGGAGAAAAGATTTTTCAGACAATCAATAAGACATCTAGGCTGGTCAATGCGTTGAAGACAGACGATGCATTGAATAAATTATTCAAAACGAATGAAGTGAAGATGGCATTAAGGCTAGATGCTAGTGATGCTACCGAAGACATCCTTACCCAAACTGCATATGGTGCAGAGGTAATGCAGAATATTAAGGTACCCAAGGAGGTCAATGACGCACTGCGAGACATCTTTTATTCAGACACTGGATACTTGATGAATAATGCCGTGGGGCGTTTTACATTGGATCTTCTAAAGAACCTAAACGCTCTATCTAAAATATCTAAAACCATATTCAACCCAGCATCCTACGCACCCAATTTCATTGGTAACTTCTCTTCTGTCATGGCGTCGGGAGTGAACCCAGTCATTGGTGTTGGAAAAGGAATCAGGTTTGGACTGTCCGAGTTTGACGGGATAAGAAAAGCCGTACTAGGAAAAGGGGAAAGGGGTAAGGCCAACCTTAAGAGGTTGATTCGCTTTCAGGAACTTGGAGGCGGTAGTGCTAACGTCATGACCAGCGAAATTAGGAAAGCTGGTCAGCGTGGGTTACTGGGAGATGCTGTGCAAACCATAGCGGATCCATTCAGCAAGGTGTATAACATTGGTGATACCACTATGCGTTACGTTGCATGGGAAGGAACCCAGAGGCAGTTAAAGAAAGCCATACCTGAATTAGCCAATGAGAAGAACAGGGATAAGCTAGAGGTAGCTGCTATGCGTATGGTACGCAACACCTTCCAAGACTACGATAAGGTGCCGGAGGTATTGAAGAAGATGTCTCAGATAGGTGTTACCAGTCCGTTCATAAACTTCACAGCAGAACTTATGCGTAACACCTACAACCAAGGCAGGTACGCAGTGATGATGATGAAAAACCCCCGAAAGCTCATAGCTGAACTAGGTCTTGATGGAGTGAAGATCGATAAAAGGTCGGAGAGTCGCTTGAGAAAACTGGGAATGAAAAGAGCTGTTGCATTTACCGGAGTTATGGCGGGTGCGGGAACAGCGGTGGAGATGGCTGGTAGCAAGGCTAAGGATTTGTTTGGAGACAATTACAAGAACCTGTCCGACGAAGAGAAGCTGGCACTCAACGAGACAGTGGCTAAAAGCTGGCACAGAGGTAAGCGACTCCTTTATATGCCTAATGCGGATGGGAAGACGGGTAGGTATTTAGACACAGAATACATATTTCCACAAACCCTGATGACATCTGCTTTTGTTTCAGGATTTAAAGATGATCCATTGGAGGTGCTTCCAAAGCTTTTCAAGGAAAACTTCCTAGGCGAAGGTACATTCCTTTTGCAAGCAGCCAGTAATCTGTATGGAAAGGATGCCAATGGCCGTGACATTAGTGTGAAGCCTGGTTTGGCAGGAAGAACCCTTGAGAATGCAAATGCGTTTATAAAGGCTGCATTCGAGCCAGGTGTGGTTAGAGAGCTAGACAAGTGGAATAATACATTACGAGGTAAAGAAAACTCCTTGGAAATAGGAAGGATGGTGGAGCGTTTGTTTGGTTTGCGTTGGGAGGAATACGACATAGAGCGTGATGCCGCCCGGCGACTAGCCCCAGATGCTACGGCTATCAATAACGCAAAGGGATTGCTTGGTACGAGCAGGAAGTATGACATCAAGGAGGAATACGATCGGAACTACGTCAAACTCAACCAAGACCGCGAAGGCGTCCTAAAGAAGATTACGGGCCACTATAACAATTTGAAGGTGTTGGGATTGGATGCGGAGCAAGCTCTCAATGTCCTAGACAAGACAGCCCTATCGACCAACGATAAGTTTGAATCTATCACAGGCTACTACAGCCCGATGCCATACGAAGAACCTGTCACCAAGACGGAGGTGTATGAATCTCTCGGAGATACCCCAGAACAACGTCTAAGGGCCATACAGGCTATGCGTGGACAGGTGGATCCAAGGGAGGTTAAGAATTTAATAAGCATGCATAAGCGGATGGTAAGGAAAGCCCGCCGGGGCGAACCTACTATGCCAGCATCGCTAATGCTACTAAGAAAAATGGACAAGGAGGATCGCCTACGTCGGTTGACGGATCCCGATGGTCCATACCGTTTAAAGCGATCGAATACCCCTCTCATTCGAGAGCTACAAAGGCTAGGCATACTCGAAAGAGATATGATCCCATACTTGCCAGCAGGCCAGTAAGCATCGTCAGTTAGGACAAAAAAAGGGGAACCCTGTTAAGGGTTCCCCTTGCTATAGGTGGGAAAAATTAACAAAAACCACCTATGTTTGATGATGACTAAACTAATGCATAAATATAAAAAGCAATTAGATGGGGTCAGAATGGGGAAGTCAAGCTATCTCCAGTTTATTTTCGGAAAGTTCATTGATCCTTTCCTCGTAATATCCCACCAGCCAACTTTTCAACATGGTGCGGTATTCGCTATCAGACAGTCCGTCGCACCTGTAAGCGGTGAATATCTCTCCATCAACATTGATTTCCTGCAAATAGTAAGAACACCCACTCCTATCCACCGTGAGTTGATCACGATCGAGTGGTAATATCTTGCGATGGTCTGGGCCGCCAATTATGGGACATATGGACCTAGATATTCCGGAATCAGATGACATCCAAAACTTGGACCACTGAGCCACTTCACCCCACTCAACCTTCATCGGCATCTTTCTTCTCTTTTGATTCAGCGGCCATCTGAGCTTTTAGCTCATCAATCTGGGATCCAGTTATGTTCTCCCAGGTATTGTCCACCTTCTCTTTAGCCACTTGGTGGGCGTAGTGGATGTAGGCATTGGTAGACACAGATGCAAACACATCCAGCACAGATTGCTGGTTGAATGTCCTTTCGATGAGATGGTCTTTAACTTGGTCGTCCGTGATGTCTTCAGGTTTCATTATGTTGGTTTCGGATTTTGGTTTCAAGTAGAGCTAAGGCGCGCCAAGCGACTGCCACATAGTCTTCTTCTAGGAGGTGACGCATCAAACAATCGTGATGGTCATTAGATTTATCAAATTCCCAATGCATGGGTTCGGACTCATCGCAGTGTTTCTCGTTTCCCATATAGGATTGGCGAGCGATCGCAGCGATGGCATTCGGAAATGGTGACAACACTCCAGAGTAGATGGGCCACTTCTTACGCTCATCACTGTCCTCTGGCAGCAGCTTAATTCTGTGTTGAGGGGCTGATCTTAATATCATATTCGGAGATGAGTTCGATGTTTCCGTGCCAGTGGTACCCAATGCCTGAAAGTGCTTGCTCAAACAAAGCGACCATTTCGTCAATGGTCAGGTCGTCGTCTTGCATGGCCACTGAGCAGTGGCCATATTTCGTTTCAATTGTGATGGAGGTCATAACTAATATTGTCTGATTCTAATTTCCCTAATACCAAAGTCGGCCAATGCTTTGGCACATGATTGGCATGCATAATAATGTCCATAAATCCAAGCTATTGTTGGAAGGATGTCAATATTCATTGATTTCAATTTATTAAGAAGACCTATCTCGGCGTGGATCGATTGGCAAAGATCCGGCTGATCACCCGAACCCAGTTCCATCCTGTTGCAAATGTGTCCAGTGTTCTCACAATGGTTAGCGGATGTTACAAACTGTTCGCCAACGTAACACCCGGCAGCCACCGCTCTTTTGTCGCAGGTACTAAGTGGGGTTGTCATCATCCTGAGATGTTCAAACTCTGTCATAATTCGTCTATTGGTTTTAGCTCCTCTTGGGTGGCAACAAAAACCTTTCCATGACCCAAGTCCTTCATGCGATGCGAACGCATCAGGCGGTAGCCCTCCATCGCTCCCACTATGCGGTATTCGGGGAATGTCCCCACGACCAACACATAGGCATCCACAGCATCCACATCCTTCCAAGGCACTACAATGAGCCGACCATTCAAGTATCTGGTAGATTTTACATCGACTCGCTTCCCGTCATGCAAAACAGCATCATACGTGAGATATTCATCACAATCAACGTCGAGGTCGGGATATACATTAGCGTATTTAGCAAAGGCAATTTCAGCGGCGACACCCTCTAAGTCTATTTGTTCATCCGATTGAGGACCCATACGGCAATTCTTAGAACCATTCCTCTTCGCATTGCGTTCGCGTTCTTTGCCAACAAATTTGGCTAGCCTTTGTTCCGCTCTGTTTAATCTAATCATCATGAAATTTGACCTCCCGCTCAACGCTCACCTACCAAAACAAAACGCCAAGCGGAAGGGTTGCAACAACGTGTTGCTAAATTATTTTCGAATTCCTCCTATGTTCGTTCCGAACCCTACGCTCCTCCAAACTCTTCTCTTTATGGCAAGACTTGCAGACCGCCTGTAATCCATCCGCCTCGCAGTAGAGGCGTTGCAATAATTGGTTCCAATCATATTCCAACCAAACCTTATTCTCAAACCCATCCAAAGGAACCACTGGTTCGATGTGGTCAGCCTGCATTTGATTCTGTGGAAATACTTCACCACACTCTGAGCAGCGGTGTAAGCGGCACTTGCGGCCTGTCTTGGGGTTGACGCCATCCTCGACGTAGCTATCTCGGATGGCTCTATATTTAACGGGCCACATAGCCCGGCGAAGGGCGGACATGATAAACGATCGCATCCTAGCTGTGGTCCATTCTCCTCCATTGTACGGCTTCTCAACTGGCATACAGGTCGTTGATCGTGTTGTAGTAGTGATTGGTGGCTAAAGCCTTCTTGAGGTGCTTTAGCTGTGCCTTTTCGGTCCACCGCTTCACACCCGTCTGGCATGTTTCGGTGTCGATGATTACGGAGTATATGGGCAAATTATAGTCGGCACAGATCTGACGCTTGATAATGTCAGCACCGATCGAGAGCTGCATGGCGTCTTTGGGGTAGGTCTTTGATGTGGGATTCGCTCCCCTGCATTCCCGAGTTTTAAAATCGAATACGCATACTTGGCCATCCATCTCAGCGATGAGGTCCATGGTTCCTGCCAACATCAAGTCGGCATCAAATATCATCCGCTCTGCGGCTGTTGGAACCACCTGGTTCTCGTCCATCCATTTCAGGAATGGTCGATAGTACGATGCGTATGCGCTGTGATAGTCGGCACCATCCATGAGGTGCAGGACAGCCTGTTCAATTTCGGCGTGGATGCGTGTACCAAAGACACTACTCTCCACCAAGCACCCATCGAGATCAGTCCGCATCCCCCAAGACTGCCGCTCGACAACATCGAACGACAGCCCCGGATTGGAGCGGGTGATATGATAGATTTTTTCCATCCGCCAGCGATCCAAGAATGGGTTGGGTGCTATCCCGAGTTTGGTGGTGATAGACACCGCCAAGTCGCCTTTTGCTTTACGCATTTTGGCGAGCGTATCGACCGACTGCAACAGTCGGATCTTGCCATTCTTGTATCTCCGGTAGATGTGCATACCTAGAATGGGGTTTCTTCGTCGCCAGTATCGGCGGCAGGTGAATCCCCGGATGGATTGGCAGCGATCTTCTCGGCCACCGTGTAGATGGAACGAGCGAGTCGCTCGAGCTTAGAGCTAAACTCCTGCTCGGAATAATCCCCTCCTTTGAGAAGATTGCAAGCATTGTTGATGGACATCCCCACCCTCATCCCGATCTCGCGATCGGCGTTCGCCACGATAGTGCGATTGGCAGCAGGGGTAGCTGAAGGGATGACTCCCTCCGCTTTGTCGAATCCGCCCTTGGGCAGACCCTTTTTGGTACGGTTTCCCGAGTCCTTAAAAACTACAGGGGTACCTTCCTTCCACCAAGGATCCTCGCTGGCTCCGTTGGCCATTACTGTGGTGCCGTCAGACAAGTTGACGACAAAAGGGAAATAGGTATTCCCTTGGCTTGATTCCCAGGGGTCGCCCAGTCTTTTTCTGCTAGTTACTGTGATCATAATATTTAGAATGGGAGATCCCCTCCCGGTGTTGGTTTAGGTTCTAGTGAAAAGGTTCGACGCTTAGTGTCAAACCATAAATCGCGGTATATTGTGACGCCATTTGCACGTTGTTTTGGGACGTACATTCGACCATCAGGCATCTCATCTGAGACATCCTCTCCGGCCTCTACGGCCTTTTCTTTGGCCTTATTCCGCCAAATCATGACGGCTGCATGTGCTGCCGCACCAATGCCTTGGCCACCCAGCACATCC